TTGCCATCACTGCCCCTTATTTCGAGTGTTGAATGAGTCTGTCAATTTTTTCTTCCAGCTTGTTAAAACGCTGGTCAATGTGGTCCATAATTTTGTCAACTTCTGCTTGAGTAACGTTATCACGCGCTACCTCCTCTCTTGTTTTGTTAAGAAGAATGCTTATGCGAGATAACTCCTGAAACTTTTCATGCATTACGTAGCCGAGAATTCCAATTAAAAGAGTTAGTCCGCCTGCCCATACTTCAACAACTTGCATTAGCATCTCCAGCGCTTACGCGCCTGACGCAGGCGACTGTTTGGATCCTTGGCAGCTTCAGGGAAATCCTTCATCTGGCCTTCGGACCGCGCACAATACGATGCACGGCGTTTTGCTTCTGCGGGAGACGGTTTCTTAGTAGTCACCGCCGTTTTAAGCTTGCTTCCAGGGTTAGCTTTGCGAAAAGCCTCTACGCCTTTTTTGGTCATGCCTGCACCAGCCTTGGTAGGGCGGAAATTTCCGCTCTTGACCGAGGTTTTGATGCCCATGCCCTTGGCGGCCATTACTGCGCGGCTCCACCATAGAAGAAGAGCGTCACACTGGTAACTTCAGCACTGGAGACATCAATAAACACTCCCGAGTCAAAGAGAATTCCCATATCCGGAAGGATAAGGTCAGTGGCTCCTGCCGCAGCAGGCGTATTAATGGTCACCAAGGCTGTGCCTGCGGTAGTGCTGCCGTTCTTTAGGGTAAAGGATGCGGCTGTTGCCGTATTTGTAAAATAAATGCCGGCTACCCGGGTGCGGCCCCCAACTGCATGACCATCGGCAGTCTTTGTGACTGCCTGAATATTGCTGTTGCTCATGTCCGCTCCTAATTAAGCAGTGCGTGTGAAGACGTATGCTGTGGCGCTTGAAAACATGAGGGTAAAACGGGCAAGACCCGTTGCGCCAGAGGCAACTGTCAGGTCACCAAAGGAACCCGCAGTGTCAGCAGCGGCGGTAGACAGAATGCCGTTGGTGGCAACAGCAATAGTTACTGTGTTTGCGCCACCGGTATTGTCAATGTACAGGTCAAAAATCGTACCTTTGGCCGCACTTAATGCTGCTCCAAGCAACGTGCCAGTTGGCAAAGTAATAACGGTTGCAGCAGCTGATGTAGAAGTAATGTAGCCAGTGGCAACTTCAGCCGCAGTAGCCGTTGCAGTGGCGTTGATTGCAGCGGTCGTAGCGTGCGTGATGCTGCCTGACCCTGCAATGTTACCTGTTACGTTACCTGTTACGTTACCCGTTACGTTACCCGTTAATGCGCCAATAAAGCCATTGGTAGACGTGACTGGGCCGGAGAAGGTGGTTGATGCCATGATTTTTCCTTACATGCAAGTGAGGGTGTTCTGTCTGCATGTCGTCAGCCGGGACTGTCAGAACACCGGAAAACCCCGGAATGTGCTCAATATACACCAAAAGAAAAAGGGGCACAAGGCCCCTTTTTCCATTTACCTGACTATTAAGCGCCAGGTGAGCCGAACATGCCGCGTGGGTCACTGAAGCCGAAGCTGTAACGCTCACGTGCCTTGTAACGGACGTTGCCGGTGTCGAAGTCGCCTTCGAAGCCCGTCTTCATAGACACACGTGTAAACATCTTCATGCCGTTAGGTGCGTCAGTCTTGATGAAGTACGCATCTGGATCGGTAAGGAAGTTGTTGACAGTGTAGCCCTGAGGCACCATGCCCATGTTGAGAATAGCGTTGATGTCGTTATCCGCAGTTGCAGTACGCAAAGTGGATTTTAAAATCCGATCTGCGGTAAATTGCAATTCCTTCGGAATAATCAACTTCAAGCCCTGCACCGCAATCTTCAATCCACGCTCATCAGTGAACGCAGAAATGTCGATCAACGACTGCTCCAAGGAGGTCTCAGACAAGTCCGCTGGGGTTGCCAGTGTGTTGGACAAGTTAGGACCACCTAAAGTGGGGTGAGCAGTAGAGCACAGAGCAACACCGTCGCCACCAATAGAGGTAGTGAAAGCACCGTTCAGGATAGCAGCAGCTTTGATCTGCTTGGTTTGAGCCATAGAGCGTGCCAAAGCACGTGTATAGCGAGCGCCAAGGCGGTCATAGAGGTTGTCCTCTACGGCTTCTTCAGTCAAGGAGAAAGCCAAAGCAATGGTCTCATGGGTGTAACGCGCTGTGTAAACCTCTTGCGCCTGGTCGTACGCGACGCCAGAGCCTTCAGTCTTCACAGGAGCTTCACCAAAACCCGATTCCATCACTTCCTCTTCAAACGCGCGGTCTGAAGATTCGATTGAATAGATTTGGGTGTGTTGGTTTTCGTAGTTTTTATACTCGAGACCGAACAAGGCGTTTAGGCCTGGCTCAAGTTCCTTTACGAGTTGTGCGCGGGAAATTGCCATTTATGTTCTCCTTAAGTACTAAAGCCCGGCGTGCCAGTGCTGCCGTACAGGTGCTCGTTAATCTTTACAACGAGAACGGCGTATTGGCCCATCTCATTGCCCGGTACGTTCCACAAGCCAACTGCCTTGAGGTTAGTAGCTGCGGTTTCGGTGAAAGTACCGCTCATGGTCATATTGGACACACCAGTGGTGGTGCTACCTGTGGTGCTGGCAGTGATGTCAGCATTGAGGCCAATACTTGCTTGAGTAGGAGTACCTGCGTTTTGGATGATGAACAACTGGCTAGGATCATCAATAACGTCAGCGATGATTTGACCGCTGGTGATATTGACAGAACCTGGATAGTAGTTCTTCCATGTTGGCTTGCCTGTGGTGGGGTCGATATAGCTTACGCCATTCAAGACACCAACAGCCGCCGTATGGTCTGTGTTGTTGAATTTGACAAGATAACCATTGTCAATGGTTACCAAGTCGCCTTGGTAGATAGCTCCGGACTGGTTATCGTTAATCAAGTATCCGTACTGTTTTTGACCACCAGTAGCAGATAGATTACCGAGAGGACGCAGACCAAAGGGCTTATTGATGTTTGCCATTTGATAATTCCTTTAAAAAAGATTATTCAGCAGCTTTAGGGCCGCCGAAGGTGACTCGAGATTGCCGTGTGGGGCGTTGAATCTTCATTGAACCATGAGCATTGCTCTTCATCAACTCATTATCAGCCGCCTGCATTTGATCGCTCGCACGTTGGTGGTAATACGCATTACGCTCCTGCACGTTCTCTTCGGGAATGCGCGCTAAGAGAAGACCTCCCACGCTGATAACACCAGCATGTCGGCCGTCTTCAACAGATGGGACAGGGAAGTCAGGATATTCATCAGCACGAACCAGTTCATAACCCTCGCGGATTTTGCCTGCTACGTTCGTGCGGTCTTCCTGACCGCCAATTTCTGCACGAATCCATCTGTGCTTCGTTCCCTCCAGAGGAGGTGGAGCATCTAGTCGAGAAGGAGGAGCCCAGGGCTTGCGGCGTGCGTCGCTGTCACGAGTTGTCGCGCTACGAGCTTCACGATTTAAAGTGGGTATAAGCTTATCTGTCATCTCTTACTCCTTAACGTACTTGGCGTATTCCTCAAGAGGAACGCCCAATTTTTTGGCCATCGCAACTTGACTCGGTGAGAGTCTCACAGTGCGGCGTGCTGAACTATTCACTCCCGATGAACGGGTTGCAGGAGCCACCGATTGCACGTTTCTGGTGGTACTGTTGTTTTGCGCTTGAGAAAATTTCTTTGGGAAAGTGTTTCTCATGCGTTTGTCGAGCTCATCATAATACTCCTCAGATGATCCGTCAAATCCTTCATTAATCACTAGCTGCTTATGGACGCCCCAGGCTGTATTTGTCATAACAGTATCCTGGCCATACCACGGATTCCTCTCCATCCAGTCCTCTAGCTTGGGGTCCACAGGAGCAGGTTGCTGATACTGGGGTTGCTGATATTGAGGTTGCTGCATAGGCGCAGCCTGTTGTTGGACATATGCCGCCCGGCGTTGATCCTCTTCGGAGACTTGGCGCTGGTCGTATATAAGGTCCGTTAGACGCTGATTTGCTTCGGTCTCAGTGTCAATATCTCCCTCTTCTCGGGCCTTACGGATAATTTGTTTTAAAGCAACAACTTGAGTCTCTATGCGTCCCTTTGCCTCATGCAATCGCTCTTCATCCGTGCGAAGCATGCGTTGTTGGAGCTGAGTGGACTCTTCTTGTACTTTTTTAGCGTAGGCAATTGCAGCCTCTTCCCGACGTTGAGTCTCCCGTAAACGGGCAGTCAACTTGTCAATACGCTTCTTTACATTCTCGCTGTATTGATTAATCTCATTCTCAGGTTTTTCACTCTCAACCTGTGGGGCTTGTGGTATTTCCTGTCCTTGCGCTGTGTCTTCGTTTTCTACCACATCAACATCAACAGGGCTCTCCCCTTCGCCTAATTTAAATTCAATTTCTTGTTGGTCATTCATATCCATGCTCCTTACATGTGCAAAATATCATCAGGACTGTTAACCACCCCAATGATTTCATCGTCGTTAAGAATTCGAATCTCTCCACCATCAATTTGGAGACGAGAACCTGCGTATCGACCAAAAATAATCCAGTCACCTTCCTTGCACCAGGGTCCATTGGGGAACTTTGATTGATCCGCATAGGCA